AACCTGACTATGTGAAATACAATTGCACCTATTTCTAGGATAAAATGAAGCCGGCATTTGACCCCAAAGCATAGTCGGCTTCTGGTAACTAGCTCCATATTGACAATAGTAAATTAATTCCATCGGAAAACTCTTCATGAAATCTTGTTGATGTAAATGTCCTCTAGGATTTTCTAAAAACCAAAAGTCCGGTTCTAACATGGTGATAATATCAAGCGTATGAACGGCCAATTCACACGCTCTAAAGGCTTCGATGCTCAACGGTTCACCGCCGGCCTTGAAGTGCTTCTTTCCGGCTGTATTGGCTATTGAGAAGTAAGTGCAAGGCAAACCCGCCCAAACTACGAACTTTTCATCAGGATTAGGTGTCGGCAGATCATCAAAACATAATTCTGAAACATCACAAACCAGGTCAATTGTATTAGATTTATTTTGTTGAATATCAACGGTAAAAGTTTCCCATCCGTTGTTTTTGAATGCCCCCGCCATGTGAGCAGACCCAGCGAATAATTCAATGAATAATCCAGACATTATTCAAACCGCCTGGATGAAATAGGCACTTCTAACGAATAATAACAACCTGGGAAAACAGGTTTATTGGAATTGAACCTAACCAACATTGACGGGAATAAAGCCGTTCCTTCATTATCTTGACCTCGACTAAAATTAATTCGACCTTTGATAAAATATATTTCCGATGCGTGAGGGATTATTAGCTCGTGAAACATCTTTGTATCGGTTCTAGCCGGAATTAATACGAATATCTCATTTACCGCTAATTTTTTTGATTCTAAAATACATTTTTCAATCCAGACGCCTTGATTTTTTCCGTAAGGTGGATTTAGCCAAACATTACCAAACCAATTTTGAAAAAGTGAGTTTTCTGCTTTTGAAAAGAATATAGGGGCTTTTGTATTGAAAATATCGGCGGCCGCATCCAGGTCAAACTCGAGATAAAAATAATGTTCTAAAAAACGCACGAAATTAGGCGGGGTCGCCCAATCGTGATGCTCGCTCGATGTCATAGCCGTCATTAATTTGTCATGTTTCATAGATTAGCGGACACCGTAGGCGGTTATAACTGTAATTATTACAGATATGTTATGTAATGTCATTAATTATTACTATACTACTACTACTACTACTATACTATACTAATAATAATAATAATAATACACAAACAAGGTTTAAGGGCGGTGTTGAGTCCGTTGAGAGTATGCTTGAACCCCTAGTATTAGCCGCTTGCACTATAATCGAGATTTTCGTCATTCTTTGGGGTTTATCTCAATTGAACAAAACAATCTATGAGGCATCTGACGAGCTAGAAGAAAAATTAGACGGAAAATTAGCCGCAGTCATTCAACAATACGGTTTAGGCGGTGAACCAATCAACCCAATCCAGGCCGCCATAGGTGAATTACTAAAAAATGCGGCCAACGGAAACAAAGCAGGTCAAGTAATAGATTTACGATCTGCTAACGGTCAATTTGAGAAGAAGGATTAATAGCGAGATTTTGCCAGGTCAAGACTCATGGCTCGTAGGAAAACCCCACGCCGAAGAAGTCGAAGGTCTTTTTCAATTATAAACGCACTAGAAAGTCTCACTTATGCCGAGATATTATCCAGAGGTATAACCGGAACGGGTGTAATGGGATTCATTACAGGTAATACCGACTTATCCCAATCACTTCAAAGAGTTCCTAATTACAATAGCTCTGGTCAAGCATTAATGGGTGGCGGTGAAGGTGTTGCTTATACAACACAAATGGTTACTCTAGGGGCTAATGAAATAAGTTTAGGTGATTTGCTTTCTAATCCTTCTCTAGCAGTCGGAACAATGGCCGATAATCTATCCTCTAATATCGTTCCTATGGCGGTGGGTGCGGCAACAACGGCCGTTACATTTAACGTAGGAAAAAGATTACTCAGAAAACCAATCAATAATATTAATCGTAATTTAATGAAGCCTTTACTCGGGGCGGGAATCAAACTTTGAGGTGATGAAGTATGGCAAACGTGGATTCAAGCGGTGCATTAGTAATGAGGGGCGGCGGCGTCGTTCCTTTGGCTAATACAGCCCTAACAGAAGCAACAGAAGATGAGATTCAAACAGACGCAAACTTTGTCGGTGCGGCTCAACCGGCGGGAACTTTCGCCACTCAATCATTACCTAATCCAACAATAGTAAGTGCTGGGATTGACGCAGAAAATGACGTCACATACGCATATATTAGAAGTGCGGGATTAATCAAAGCGGCTTTGCCTGTTTCCGGTCTTAGCTCGGGTATGGGAATGCCGGCTATGCTACCTTATCCAAAGAGACTAGTTTCTGGTGATTCAGTCATAGTTATGGCCAATGCCACATCAGATCGTGAAGTCGGTCTTTCTGTGGCGTGTTCTAGCGGCGAATACCATGTGTTTTCGGTTACACCCGCTGGTGCTGGTGAACATGAGTTAGTATCTGTCTTAACAGGGCAAAGTATAGGTGAAACCCTTCAAGGTCGAGTCGTTACTCATGCTTTCTCTATGGGCGGAAACAATGCGGCTAACTTCAGCTCGCCAGTATATTTCTTGAACGGTAGCGGAACACCAATCGGAACGGTAATACCAAATGACCCAGCGGTTGATTCTGGATTCTTTACTTCTTGCGTTGCGGCTATTCAATTAAACACCAGATGTGTATTTAGAACGGATGCTTAAGGTGATTTCATGGCTGTAAGTAAAAGAGCTAGAGCCAGGTTCAAAATTATGTCCTCTAGTGAAAAGACAGCAGTTAAGAAAGCGGTTAAATTGCTTTATGATACTGAATTAATGGGCGTAAAAAGAATGCGTGAAATAATGCGAATGTGTGAGAAGTGATTCTCAATGTATTATTGCTACGGACAAATTAGAAGTCAAAACGGTTCTTCTCCGGCCGCTTTTGACCCAGTTATAGGTTATACAGTATTTACAGCCGGAGAGAATCCGGTTGAAATAGTAGCAGGTTCTTATTATGGCGGTCAAAGTGACAAGTATTTTCATCTAGGAATTGTTCCACCAGCATTTACTTCTGGTGATTTCATAGACGGTAATTCAGGATATAGCCAAATTGCTCGTATTCTTAATACAGGTTCAGCGGCTTCAACACCATTTACCGAAAACCTTCAAGGTAATATTATGGAAGCAGAAAGATTGTATTCGAGTAACACGAAATGGATTATTCCAGCATATCACCAAGTGGTTATTAGCTCTCAAGAAGTAACTAATGCTGTATTTACTGTTAATCTGTTAGGAATGGACTTAATCAAACCTTGAGGCCTGGATATGCCTAAAGCAAAGCCAGATCGGGTTGAAGTAATTAGAATAGAATTACAAGAATCAGAACGCCAGATTCTAAGAGATTATGTAACAAGTCAAAGTCTCGGTGAAATCGGACAGTTCGCCGATGGAATAGACAAATTGCTTTCATTTCAGAATCTATATGTTGCGGCTACTATTTATGAAATAATAACAGGTAAAGAAGTATTGATAGGAACACCAAACGACCTGGCGGATTTGCTAGGAATGGTGAAAGACTTCTTTGCGGCTAATCCTAACGCCGTTGGTTCTCCTTTTGTTGGGTCTGCTGGTATTACCCCAATAGAAGGAACACCCGACCAAATTGGCGGTTTGGCATTTATTCAACAAGCACTTTCAGCATTATTCAATCAAGGCGGCGGCCTACCTGGCTATTAGATAAATGACCAGATATATTTTAATGCCCGTCTTAGATATTTTCTTTCCTTCACAATAGGGTCTAAAGGCTCATCTTCAATAATTGTTGGCTTAATAATCTCTATTATTCCATCATATTGAATCTTAGTCAATTCTAATAATTCTTCTTTGTCAATATAGCCCGTATTAAACTTCTTGATATTATCTTGACTAGGTTTTCCGTGAGGAAAGCACATTAGGCATCTGGGCAAATTATGAGGGCTACATAATCCTGTATTTTTGAATAGCTCTACATTAGTATGAGTTTTAGATAATTGTTGTTTTTCTTCTTTTAATTTATTTCTAACCCATTTACTAAAATTAGATATGCCAGATGCTATTTCGTCAGACTCTTTATCCAGGCTAACAGTTTTGATTATTCGGCTCAAAATACCACCTCGTTAAAGTGGTGATTAACACCTTTTACAGTAACCCAGCATTGGGTTTTATTTTCTTTTTGTATTTCTTCAAATGTCTCAAAGTCTAAGACAATCTTACAATGTTTGCATCTTAATTTCATTCTTCTTCTTCTCCTTGTATTTCCATTATTAAACCACACATACATATTGCATCTTGTGGCTCGACATTAATTCCAAGTGCAAATATTTCACACTCATGACAGACATAAGTTTGCATTAAATCCACTCTCTCAAACTAGGATGAGCTACAACGGTGCTTCTAATACATGAATTAACAATATCTTTAATTAATTCTTGAGGGTATAAATTACGATCTGATTTTGACATAGTTTCATCAATTCCAATAACCTGACTATGTGAAATACAATTGCACCTATTTCTAGGATAAAATGAAGCCGGCATTTGACCCCAAAGCATAGTCGGCTTCTGGTAACTAGCTCCATATTGACAATAGTAAATTAATTCCAT